ACTGCCAACGCCCAACCACAGCGCCGTCGGCACGTAGCCGACCTCGAGGGCTTCGGTGGAGCGCCGCGCGTCCTGCTGCGGTTCGAGATACATCACGGTTTGTGACTCTGTGAAGATCGGGAACGGCTCACCCGACGGCGACTGGTCGAACCCCGTCGGACGCCTGACCGTTACCGGTTGCGTCATCAGATCCTCGACCGTCATATCGCTCCTCCACCAGCTTCCGCATCGCATCCACTGACCTGGCGCGTCGGTACTCGTCCTGCAACACGATATTCATCCGCTTGCCCTCGACGTCTTGCCCAGGCCAGAAGTCGTTGCCGCTCACGCCGATGCGGTTGTGCTTCAGATGCAGCGCTTGACCGGGCTTACGGAGAGGACGCCCACACATCACCGTCAACGCTTGAGCCATCGCCTGATCCTCTTGGCCCCATCCTCGGAAGCGCTCGTCACAGCCTCGGACGAGATCCCAAGCATCGCGACTCACGACGAGGGGCGGCGCAGCGTTGAACGTCGTGAAGCCTTCCATCTTCCCGAAGGCTCTAAGGTCAAGCGGTCCTTGCCACTCCGCTCCCTGGCCCAGGATGTACTCTGTCGCAGCCTCGTTCAGCTTGGTCTTCTGGTTGTACGGGTGCGCCCACTGGTGCTCGGAAGTACGAACAGCCGCCACGGTTTCACGCAAGACGTTCGTGTCTACGAGCGTGTCCGCGTCGCAGATGACGAAGACGTCTCCCGTGGCTTTCGCGGCAGCGCGATTCAGCGCCAAGGTCTTGTGGAACGGGTCTTCCCCATCATCCGAACAGCAGACGATCTCGGCTTCGGGCCACGTCCGCTCGTAGTACGCACGCACGAAGTCCCAGAGGCGCGTTCTCGTCCCGTCGGTGTCGCGGAACGCGACGAGGATGCTCGTCTTGCCGTTCGGCTTCGGAGGTCGCTGCACCCTCGGCTCGCGCAGCGTGATGTTCCTTCGGATCTTGAACGCTGCGACCAACTCGTCGCGGACGTGAGAGTGCTTCACCGAATGGATGAAGATGACGCCGCTTGACCGGACCTGCGAGGCCATCATCCTTGCCCCGTCGACCCCGCCGGCAGTCTCTTCGTGATGGAAGTCGTGCCCGAGTTCCTTCGTCTCCGCGATGGCGCCGTGACGCCACGCAGGGAACGACCTTCCGTCGGGGAACGCGGCGTGTCCGACACCCGCCTCGCACGCGAGCGCGAGCATATACCAGTCGATGAACGGCGTGATCGGATGCGCCGGAACGTTGACCGTGAGCATCTTCTCGATAGTGGCGCGTGTGAGGAAGTACGGCGGGTGTACGCCAAGCTTCGGGTAGGGCGAGTCGTGTGGACGGCCCTCTGTGACCTCGTTCGACCACAGGACGTTCTCATGCTTGTAGAGGTAGGCGGGAAGCTCCGGCGACAGACAGAACGAGTCTGCATCGTTCAGTAGGAAGTACCTCTGCGGGTAGGTGAGCAGCAGCTTCAGATGCTCCCGCTGTCGGTCCAACGAGTCCTGCCCGAAGTAGCCGCGCTTGCCAGCACTACGGCAGTCGACACCAGCGATCTCGACCGGAGAGTCTGCGGGGGACAGCACCACCACGGGACACTCATGATGGGTGTACTGCGGCATGAACTCCCGAACGAGATCGGCGTCTCCCTGATAGCAATGCACCGATACCAGCGTGTTCTCGTTCACGTCAAGATCCTGTCGCGCCACGTCAACGCTTCGATCAACCACGTCGGCTTCGGGTCGGGCATCAGCACGCGCCCGTCGGCCTTGAGGGCGCGTAGAACGGCGAGTTGTTCGCTTCGAAGTGCGACCTGCTCAGGCTGATAGAACCGCTCCCTCATGCCCTGCCATCCCCCCACGGCCGCACGCGCCGCCTCGCCGTCGCGGTAGGTGTCGTCGGAGCCGTGCCTTTGGACGTGCAGGATGCGAACGTCGGACAGGAACACGATGCGCTGGAGTTCGGTCGCAAGCACCCAGATCCACTCGTCGCCGAACCAACCCTGCCAGCCGTCGGGGACGAACCCCACAGCCTCGATCCAGCGTCGGTGCAGGAACGGGTTGATCGGCGCCTTCCTCGCGGTCCCATCGTCTGCGTAGGCCATGAGGATCTTGTCTGGCACCGCCTCGAACAGTGCCTCCACCCGCGTGTCCCAGCCGTGGGTGCGATAGACGAAGTCATCCCCGACCAATTGCGCGATGTCGCCGCTCGCGAGGCTCCATGCCTTGTTCCAGAGGCCAGAAGTACAGAGCGACCCGTTCACGTAGGGCCGGGGGCCAGAGCCGTAGACGATCCCCTCGTTGCGGGGGTAACGGCTTGAGCTCTCGTCATCGTCATCGAGCCACGCGCAGACCTCTATCGGTCCTGAAGCTGTCTGCCTCGCCGACTGAACCATGTGCATGAAGCGCTCAGGCCGTCCACGCGTCGGGCAACACAGGGAGATCACTGCTCGTACCACCTGATCGTTCGTTCGAGCCCAACGTCGAAGCTCACGCGGGCCTCGAAGCCGAACGCCCGCGCCTTGCTTGTATCCATCACCCGCGCCGGCGTGCCGTCCGGCTTGCTGTCGTCCCAAAGGATCGCGCCCCGATAACCGTAGGCGTTCGCGATCATCTCAGCCACGTCCTTGATGCTCGTCTGAACACCCGTACCGAGGTTCACCGGCTCCGGGTCGTCGTAGCGCTCGAGCGCAGCGACGATCCCATCGGTCGCGTCATCGATGTGCAGGAACTCCCGAGTTGCCGTTCCGCTCCCCCAGCACTGCACGCTCGGTTCTTTGTTCCGCGTAGCTTCGCTGAACCGTCTGATCATCCCGGGGATGACATGGGAGGTGTCGACGTCGAAGTTGTCTCCCGGGCCGTAGAGGTTCGTGGGGATGACGTGCATGGCGTTGAACCCGTACTGCTGCCGGTACGCCTGCCCCTGCGCGAGGATGAGCCGCTTCGCCAACCCGTAGGGAGCCGTGGCGGGCGCTGGGTAACCGTCCCACAGTTCTGACTCTCTCAGCGGCAGGGAAGCGCGCTCAGGGTATTCGCACGCCGTCCCGACGGTGAGGAACTTCCCGACGCCTCTGAGTCTGGCCTGCTCCATCAACTCCAGGCCCATGATCGCGTTCTCGTACAGGAACCTGCCGGGATTCGCCACGTTCGCCCCGATGCCGCCAACGGCCGCAGCAGCATGCACGACCATGTCGGGGCCGAACGAGATAGCCCGCCGCACGCCCTCGGCAGTGGTCAGGTCGCATTCATGGCTTCGCGGCGCCGACACGACGTATCCGTGCGCCTCGAGCTTGGGGACCAGCGCACGCCCGAGGAACCCGTGTCCCCCAGTCACCAGGATCCGCACAAGCCATCTCCATCTGGGTCGCTGTTGTACTCGGCGCGTGCAGACACGAACGTTTCCAATGCGTTCCGTGTCTTCACCGAATGCAGGAAGATGAAGCCGCGCGTACGCACCATCGCGTAGACACGAGCGATCTCATACGTGCTCCAGATCGGTCGGCTGATGGCACCTGGTAGCGGCTTGGCCTCGAGGTTCGCATGGCGCGTCATGGCGACGAAGTACCAGTCGATCAGCTTCGCGAACTCCGGCAGTTCCGCCATCGCCTCATCGGACACGTTCAGCATCTTCTCGATGCTCTCCCGAGAGCAGAACAGTGGCGGCTGGAACACGTTCTCGTATCCCTGGATGGGCGGGGAGCCCTTCGCCTTCAGGAACCTGACTGTCGGGGAGGGGTTGTACCAGACCGTGTCAGGCTCGCTGTACAGTTGCTCCGGTAGCTGCGGCTCCAGACAGATCGAATCCGAGTCATGCAACAGGAAGAACCGCTCCGGGTAGTCGAGCAAGACCTCGAGATGTTCGCGTTGCCGATCAAGCGTTAGCTGCCCGGTGTACGCACGTTTCCCACGCGCCTGATAGTCCGTGCCCGCGATCCTCACCGGAGCATCCGCCGGCGACAGCACGACGACCGGGACTTGGTGATGCTCGTACTGCGCGAGCGCCGTCCTCACCTGATGCGCGTCACCGGAGTAGGCGTGAACCACGATGCGCGTGTTCTCGTTCATGCCTTCAGGTCTGCGTCCACCATCAACCGCACAAGCTCGCCGAAGGAGATCTCAGGCTCCCAACCCAGTTCGCGCCGCGCCTTGGTCGCATCTCCCAACAGCACCGGAGGATCCACCGGCCGGAAGAAGCGCCGGTCGGTTCGCACGTAGTCCTCCCACAACAGGTTCACCGAACCGAACGCTGCGTCGAGGAACTCCACCACTGAGTGAGTCCTACCCGTCGCGATGACGTAATCCCCGGGTATGTCTTGCTGCAGCATCAGCCACATCGCACGAACGAAGTCGCGCGAGTGACCCCAGTCCCGCTTGGCCTGGATGTTCCCAAGCGTGAGCGTGTCGCTTCTGCCGGCGACGATGCCCGCGAGTCCGCGCGTGATCTTCCGAGTGACGAAGTCGTGTCCCCGGCGCTCGCTCTCATGGTTGAACAAGATCCCGTTGGTCGCGAACATCCCGTACGCGTCACGGTAGAGCTTCGTCATCTGATGCGCGTAAACCTTCGCCACTGCGTAGGGGCTCGCAGGAACGAACGCGCTCTCTTCGCTCGTCGGCACGTCAGGGTTGGCTCCGAACATCTCCGAGGAACCAGCCTGGTAGAACCGCGCGTGCGGTGCGAGGACGCGCAGCGACTCGAGCAGCCGAGTCACGCCGAGTCCTGTCACGTTGCCTGAATATTCTGCGGTGTCGAACGACACCCGAACGTCTGACAGCGCCGCCAGGTTGTAGACCTCATCGGGCATCACATCTGAGATGACGCGAGCCATACCTGAGGCATCGGTCAGATCAGCGTGATGCAGTACGAGGCGCTCCTGGAACCCGCTCAGACGTTCGCTGTTGGGAAGCGACGAACGCCGGATCGTCCCGTGAACCTCGTAGCCCTTGGACAGCAAGAGCTCGGCGAGGTAGCTGCCGTCCTGACCGTTGATGCCCGTTATGAGAGCGCGCATCTAGTCCTCATCGACGACGGTGAACTTGCCGTTGGCAACCAGGTCGGCGGCGTTGCGTGCGCCTTCGTGGTTCACGTACTTCTCCGAAGAGAACAGCGTCAGGGAGTTGCTCGCCTTGATCCGCACGCCCCAGTGCTCGCGCTTCCTGACGGCCGTCACCTTCTTGTAAACCTGGATCGTGAGTCGGGGCTTCGGCTCGGTCATACAACGCCTCCTCTGTAGGACGCTCGACCGTCCACCATCGGCCCCTGTGCGCCGTTCTTGTCCCTGCCGATACTCGAGGCGTCAGGGGAACAGGAAAGGGGCAAGCACCATGAGAACAGTAACGAAGGTCATCATCGGACTCGCGGTCGTCGCCGTGATGCTGCTGCTGCTCGGCGGCATCTCGCGCGCCGATACCGTGGACACTACGACCGCGACCTCACTGCCGAGAAGCTTCGACATCCAGGTCACACAGATCCCCAGCCGTGGTGGAGCGCACTGCTTCCAGATCGAACTCAGCCAGCAACTCGTCGCGGTGGCGGGCAAGACCCAGGCGTGGCCCGCTGTCGACACCGAGTGGTGTTCCGGTCGGTACTACGCCAAGATCACCGATCTCGTCTACTTCCACTGCTTCAACAAGGGCGGCTTCTACACCTTCGACGGATGCAAGAAGGATGTGGGGAAGATCGGATACAGCTACCTGAGCGCGCAGGCCGACTGGCACTACCACTGGATCATCAACGGGATCGTCTTCGACAAGACTCCCGCGCTCGACGTGAAGCTCTACCCCAACGGCCACGCCGTCGGTACGTGGTACTGGTTCACAGGCTGAACGACGACCCCCTGGCAGCACGCGACCCCCGGGATCACCGGGGGTCTGTGCTTGTCCTGGCTCGCTCCTGTCAGGGGAACGGCAAGGGACATCACTCTTCTTCTGTCGGTGTTTCGGCCGACGCTCCGGCCCAGTGCGTCGACACGATGGCATACAGGCTCAGGAAGACGAGGTACTGCTTCCACCAGACCTCAAACACCGCCGGGTAGGCAACCTGCGCCCAGATGGCGATGGGGATCTGCACGGCGAAGAAGAGCAACAGGCCGATGTGGATACGGCGGCGCGTCTTCGTCGTCACAGGACTACCGCGTCATTCGTAACGCTGGATGAGTTCATGTGCCCACTCCAGCTTGTCAACGACTCTCTGCCCCGATGGCTGCCAACTCGACCACAGTTCTAGGTTCTCAGGTCTATTGTCTGCGCGTTCACCGTTCTTGTGATGTACAGACTCGTCAGGCAGCAACGGTCGCCCAATCATCTCTTCCATCACGACACGATGCTCGAAGCGTCGACCAGGCACGATCCTGTACCCGTTTACATCGACGTGCGAACCCGTGATGACGCGTAACGGACGTAGTTCTTTGCCGCGTCGCATCTGCGCGTCATGACCTTGGCAATATCCGTGAGCATGAACGAGCCTGCCGCAGCGTGGAAACACGCACGACGTCGGCCCACCTCGCCCACGACCGCGCTTGTAATAGCCGACGGGCCGAAGCTCCTTGCCCGCGCGTGCTTGCTGATAGTGCGCCTGGCACAAGCCCCACCCGTAGGACGGTCGGCCACATCCGTCAAAGCTGCAACGTCTGCCCATGTGGTCCCCTTCGGAGAGAACCTCCCTCCTCCAGGGACCACATTACGACAGTGGTACGACGCGCTACCGGCCCTTACGTAGCGATTGTAACGAGGCGGTAGGGATCCTTGCCGTACCGGTGGACGAGCGCCTCGCGAACCTCGGCCACGAACAGCACAAGGTTCTTGTCACGCAGGCCGAGGCCCGCCGCGTCGGCCGTGATGGTGACGGCCTTGCGGGTGTAGCGGGTCGAGGCCGAGAACTGGCCGACGATGGCCGTTCCCTGCGCGAGCTTGCGCGTCTTCACGATCCGGGGCAGCGACCCGTCGACGTTGCCGGTCCAACCCGACCCGTAGGGCGTGTTGAGCGGGCGCTGGTCGACGGAACCCACCTCGGTGCGGAGGTAGAAGGCGTCGATGGGGTTCGTGAGGATCGCGTCCGCCACGAAGCCCGTCGTGTCCTCCATCTCCGCAGCGGCCCACAGGACGCTCTTGGAGAGGTACTCCCCAGCCAGCGTCTCGTTCGTCGGACTGAGGGACAAGATCCCCTGCAACTCCGTCGTGCCGTTGCCGTTGATGTAGTCGTCCTCACGGAGTTCCGCGAGGCCGTTGGGGCCGACCAGCAGCAGGTTGCGGATCTCCGACTCCAGCGTGTCGATGTCATCGAGGTTCTGCTCAGGGATCAGAGCGCGAGCCGCGATGGTCTTCGCGAACTGGTTGGAGATGTCCACGGTCATCCCAGAGTCTCCACCCTTCTGGTCACCGAGGTTGGCCTGGTAAGCCGCTGCTCCGGTGGCGCCGGAAGGGATCTTCAGGAACGACACGTTCGAGCCAGTCATCTGGCCCTGACCGAACAGATCCCCTACACGGTAGGGAAACTGGTAGTTGAAGTTCGCGATGCCCGGGACCAACTGGGTCGTGAGGTCACCCACGTACTCAGACTCCACGTTCTTCGCGGCCTTCATCTCGATCTCGACGGACATCTCGGCCGGGTGGCGGCCCGCCTTCACGTCGGCAGAGAACTCCTTCCACTGCTCGGACTTGAGGAACTCGTCCACGGGGTCGCGGTACTCGACCTCGACCACGTCGTCGGCCTTGAGGTCGACGTCCATGTCGCGGCCGATGGACTTGATCCGCAACTCGCGGTCGGCGTCCTTCTGCGCCTTCTCCAACTCGTTCGAAAGCCCTTCGGCCTTCGTCAAGGTGGCCTCCTGCTCGTTGCGAAGATCCATGCGGTCGGCGTCGGTCAGGTCGGGGTCTTGGATCTTCGACCCGATCTGCTTGCCGTACTGGACCGTCGCGGCGAGCTCAGACTTCAACTCATCCAAGCGACTCATTCCGGTCGCTCCTTTCCTTGTCGTTACTTCCCGTTGGTGATCTCGAGGTAGCGGAAACGCCGTTGGATCTCGCGATCCTCATCGGTGAGCAGCGGCGTCGCCTCTTCGAGAACTTGCTCGGCCTTCACCAGAGCCAGCTTCTGCTCTTCGGAAAGGTCGGGGTCGGGCGTCACTTCTTCGACCTCTTCGACCTCTTCGGCCTTGATCTCTTCGTGCTCGCATACGGCGCCGGCGCGGACAGACGAGTCGTGCGTCGACTGCACGTAGTCCGGGGTCGACTTGACGAGCAGGTCATCAAGCTCCTCTGCCTTCACTAGCTTCATGTGTCCCTCCGCATCGAGTCCGAACAACTCCTGGAACTGCTCAGGCGAGAGCCAGCCGTCATCGAGGGAGGACTTGAGCGCGAGCAGCACGGCCTTGTCGTTGATGGGGAACATCGCGGGGCCAGCCTCTTTCACACCCGCCTTCGTGATCAGCCGCTTACCACCGGGAAGCGGCTCCCAGTCCCTAACCTGAAGCGCGAGCGACGCGGCCTTCACGACCTTATCGTCGATCAGCCGGATGACGTGCTTGGCCGTCGAGAGATCCGAATACAGCACTGACTTCACGCGCAGTCCGAACTGGTCGGCCCAGATATGCGCCATGTCGGCCGGTGCATAGCCGATGATCTGCGCGGCGTCGGTGGAGTTCAAGATCGCGGCATGCGCGAACGAGATGGGCATCGAGTCACCCGTCTCGTAGAGGCTCTTCAGCCAGTCATCGAACGCCGTCGGCGCGATGATGTGACCGTGCTTGTCGGGCTCCTTCTCGAACGTCGCCGCGTAGAAGTCCAGCGTGCGCGTCCCCGCTTGCGTCTGCACCGACTTCAGTTGTGCCTCTGGCAGTACGAGCCTCATGACTTATTCCTCCCCTGCGAGCAACTGGAGGCCCGCCTTAGTGAATTGGTTCTGGGCATCTTGCGGGTTCGCTTGTGCGCCGCCGCCACGGATGACGTTCAGCGGGACGATGATCTCGTCGCCGCCCGGGATAGGCGGCAGGCCCTGGAACTTCTGGCGGAACTCGTTCATCGTCATCCACGGGCCGCCGACTGCCTGCTGACCGATCTTCGCCTGCTCGAGGAACGACCCCTGCAGCTTCGCGTTGATATTGAAGTCGATGGCGAAGTCATAGTCCTTGCCGACGAAGTCCGTGTAGAGCAACTGCTCCTCGAAGTCCTCTTGGATCGCGACGCAGATCGGCGTCAGCGTGTCTTGGTATAGCTGCTGATGGAACGAGTCGGCCGACGCGAAGTTCGACGGCGTGATGCCGAGGAGGGCTGGGTTGAAGCCGAACGCGTGGCACACCTCTTCGCGCGTGAAGTTCCGCATCTGCAGGTACTGCTGATCCTGCGCGTCGAACGTGATCTGCTTGGGCTCGATACCGACGGGCATGAGCGGGATCTCCCCCGCGTTCTCGCCCGAGATGCCGCCGTAGCGATTACGCCATCCCGTCTTGAAGTTCTCCGCAGCGGTCGGGTCAAGCCCCGGCTGATTCGCGTCCTGCACGAACACAGAGTTGCCGTGCGGGCCGCGCTTCCACATGTTCTCCTGGTTCTTCGCTGCGGCCCATTCCTCGCCGAGGATCTGGCGAAGCGTCTC